TTTAATTGTTCTAAATAGTCTTTATAGTCGTATAGGATGAATCCATGCTTGGCGAGTTTCTTTTGATTGGTTATATATTCACTTATCTTTATCGGATTTTCTTCCTTTTTGAAATAGCTTAAACAGTCGCCTACACATGAAAATGCTGAATAAAATGCTTCCATATTTTTCTTCGATATCTTTGCTTGATATTTTTTTAGGAATTTGTAAGTTCCTATGTCTTCCGTGTTCTTATATCCCCATTGATTCAACTTGCTTAGTTCAGTTTTTGTAACGCCTAGCATCTTCTCTAGGCTATCCCCTCTCCAATTTACTTTGATATAATTTGCTTGATTATAGATGCGGTCTTTTATTATTCCCTCATATCCTAGTTTCTTGAGATATTCTGCTTGTGGATATTTGCTATAGATATATATAAGTTTCATTAGATGACTTTCATCACATGCATCGCGGATTCCTATGCTCGCGTACTTAAGAAATCCATTAGACAAAGCATCCTGAACGCTTTCATGCATCAAGCATCGATATCTCCTTAAATCAAAAGGGATAAAAGTTCTTATTCCTTTTCCCTTGTCTTTTCTAAAAGATGCTGACGGATTTTGAGCCCACCAATCTTTATACCAGGCTTCTTGTTTGTCTTTTGAAAAATACAGGACCTCGTCCACAGCCATCTCTGCCTTTACATTCTTTATGTAAGCCCAGTTGTCTTTTTCGTATTTATAAAACACATCGACCACTGCTATCCTAATATCCGTATCTGTGTAAGTTGCAAATATCAGCGTTCTATCAACAATCATATTGCGTGTATGTGGCCATGTTGCTCTGAGTTTCCCACAACAAGGACAAGTTTCATAATCATCTGCACGATATCTATTTAAGAACTTATAATCTTTGCCACAGTTTAGGCAGTGTGCTTCTTTCTTAAACCTGTTGTAAATAATTGGGTAGTTTATTTCATCATTCAGGTATTGTTTTAGTTTGGTTGGCCACTTGATGCTATACGGCAATTTTTGTTTCTCTTTAACAAAGTCCATGACAGCCTCCTTCAGAGTAACTCTGTGATGTCAATGACATTCGTTGTGTTCTTTGTTCTCTTGTCCTCTTCAGTGATTTCATAGTAAGCTTCAGCTTTTTCAAAACACTCTTTGTCTGATATGTACGCACCGCTTCCTGCTGCACACTTTGTGGATCTGCTCTTTGCTTCTTTCCACATATCCTCACAAAAAGCCTTTAGTGATTTATTTTCAGCTAAAAGCTTTGTTGCTACTGCATCCGTCTTGCAGATGTCAGTCAAGTGTTCCTCAATCATCTGCGAAAATGCATCTTTTATTGATAGTGCCTCTTCAGTGATCTTTGCGATTGCACTATTGATAAGTTCTTTGTTCATTTCTCTTTCCTTTCTTATTAATGTTAAAACTATATGTATTTAAAACCCTGTTCTCTTAATCTCTCTAACCTGTTGAGCTGCGATATGCAGTTTCTCTCTTCGTTTAACAATATGTTGCCTTTTTTCGGTTGATTGTTCTTGTACTGTTTTCGAGCCGCTTGCTCAAGATATTTGATTCTACGATTTAGACGTTTAACCTCTTCATCAATGATGATTGTTTTATTGACCATATGCCATGTGCACCTGAATGTTTCTGCGTCATACGTATCACAGCTTTCGCAACAGTGTACACAAATTGCTTCCCCTTTTAATTTTGGACACTGTCTCATTTCTCGCGGATTGGGTTTGCCACAAGCAGGGCAATCAAATTCATTGCATCTTTTATTCATTTCGGCTCTTTATTTTTCTTCCGTCTTGAAGCACCATTTCGAAATTTATCACTCCGTGTTTTAGTCGCAACCTTCTTATCATCATTGCGATTTCTCTTTTATTCATAGAATTTCTCGTGTTACCATCCGGTACACTTTCTATCATTGCTGTCTTTATCATTGTTCCCCCTTATTTTGCTGCGTTTAATATGCGCTCCGCATATTGCTTTCCATCGTAGATGTTTCCACTGTTATAGACGCTTAGTGCATCTTTATAATTTCCGTACTTGTTTAGTAGTTCCGACAATATGTCACAGCCTACTGTGATGTTTTGTTCGGGATCATATAGGCTAGTTACTCCAAGCCTCTTCATTCTGTCTTTGTGCCAATGCTCCTGGATCTGCATGAGTCCAACACTTTGTCCATTATCGCCTTCAGCTGATGCGACCCATCCGCTCTCCTCTTCAATTATTGCTTTTACAATGTCCGGATTTAATCCATACCACTTGGCCATCTTATCTATGTGATCATTTATTTCAAGCTGAGCTACTGGTACTGGGTCAGGCAAATCCTTTGTATAGACTTCCGGATTGTCTATAGCTGTGGCTATGGCATTAAGTCCAAGAACTATCATTATTCCTACAGTCAATGCTGCTATTTGTTTAAACATTTTCACTGTTTTCTCCTTTTCCGTTCATAGCAACCTTATTTTTACTTCATTGAGATAACCTTACTTTCCCTTTTCGTGGTATAATTTTCTTGAATGTACAAATATTTCAATTTAACGAAAGGAAGATTACTTATGAACTTAAAATTTAACGCTTCTTTATTCTCATCCTCTAATAATTATGAATTAGAACCAGTCGAAATTACTTTAGAACTTCCTAAACACTGTCCTTTCTGCAATACATCTGTTTCAAATGAGCCTATTAAAACAATCGTTTATCACAAAAAATATCTTCAAAATCTAGCCTATTCAATTCACTATTGTCCATCCTGTAATGATATTTTCTTTTCTTTTGCATACATTGATGAAAATTCAAGATATCCTTACTCATATAATTGTGTATGTACTTTTCCGAGCATGCAGACAAATAATCAGTTTGCAGATTCTATAGCTGCAAAATTCCCTAACTTTATTAGGATTTATAATCAATCATTGAAGGCTGAAAACGATAGTCTAAACGATATTGCCGGAATGGGATTTCGAAAAGCATTAGAGTTCTTAATCAAAGACTATGCAATTTTACGCAACCCTGAAAAAGAGGACGAAATATCCAAAATGAGTTTATCTAGTTGTATCAACACCTATATCGATAATCCTAAATTAGTTACTCTTTCAAAAGCATCTTCATGGTTGGGCAACGATCAAGTTCACTATTTTAAAAAACATGATGATTATGATACTGTTCATTTAAAATCTTATATAGAGGCAATCGCTTACTATATCTCTTGTGAATTAAGCATTGATGATGCTTCTTCGCTTATATCTAAATGATTTCCTGACGTATCCAGGGTTATCTCAAGATGAAAACATGCAAGCTGGTTAATTGTTTTCTGCAATTGATCGGCTTCTTTTTTTGCTTTCGTAATTAGCTGGTTGAATTCTTCTATGTTCTTTACATCAATCTTTAATATTCCTTTAGGTTTATCATCGATAAAATATCCGTTCACGTTTTCCTCCTATACTTCGTAAATTCCTTCCGCTGCCATTTTCGCAGCGACTTCAGGAATATAATATTTTCGTCCGTACTTTCTGCATCCGTACGTGTACTTTCTCGCCGATGTTGCTGATTGGTACCCGAATACTTTTGCCACCTCGCTGGTTGTAACATAATCACACCAATCACCTACTACCTTATGTAATTGTTCCTCGGCTCTTTTTGTCCGTGATTCGAGTGTCATGTTATCTCCTTTGTGATATAATCCTATTTAGATGGAGGTAATTAAATTATGTTTATACGTTTCAAAATGCGTTCCGCACTTAAAACTATCAAGGCTTCTAGCGTAATCGCTAATGATGAAATAATATCTAGCTTTGATCCAGATGTATTGTCTGCTTTAGAGGCTAACAATTGTATTGATATTCGATATGCTGACAATGGACCTTATTGCATCTACTATCGCAATGAGGCTATTAATTATATTCTCGCCCGATCCGAAGTCTGGACTAATCGTGTGTTGGGCTTTCTTTTAGGTGTGATTTCTAGTCTTGTTGTGAAATTCATATTATCCCTTTAGTTCTATTAGAGTTATAATCAAGAATGTTAGGACGAAACCTATGAAATATGATGCGAGCCAATCTTTCATTTTATGTTCCTTTCCGTTATTGTTACGTAATCACAATAGGCTGATTTTCTTTGATTTTAGCCTTTCGATATATTTATCTAAGACATATTGAATTACTTCATATGTTTGGGCTTCATCTTCTAAAACCATTTTCAAAGCTAAGCTAATAGCATGCTCAGCTTTTTTTATTTGTTCTGCTTCAATAATTAGTCCACTGGGCATTTCGGTGTAACATGGTGGTTCCCAATCTTTCATTTCTTTCTCCCTTCTTGTTTGTGTCACATTGTGTGACAATTTTCTCCAAAAAAAATTTCTCCTACTGTCATATTGAAATGTTTGGCATATTTAATTTTAATTGCATCCCTAGGGATTCTTTCTCCTTGCTCATACATTCCTATAGTAGATGGTTTGATTCCAATTTCCTTTGAAAATTCAGCAATTGTTTTATCTCCTCTTAGAGTTCTTAGTTTTTGGCCTATTTCTTTGCTGTTCATCACTTTTCCTCCTTTGTTTTTTTGATTATATCATTTGTCACGATATGTGTCAACACGAATTGTGTTTTTTTGTCTTTACTTTTTCCACATTGTGTGTTATTCTAATTGTGGAGGAAATAACATGGATCATTCATTTAAAAGCAGGCTCAAAGCCCTTAGGACATCAAAAGGAATGACTCAAGACGATTTAAGCGAAAAATTAAAAATATCACGAAGCACTATAGGAATGTACGAACGTGGCAATAGGCAACCTGATTTTGATACTTTAGAATTGATTGCCGACTTCTTCAATGTCGACATTGATTATCTACTTGGAAGAAGTGATAAAACAACATATATCCCTCGACCTGATTTGGGTAATATCTCAAATTTATCCTTCCCTGCAGCTCACCCAGTGCCAATTTTGGGCGACATTTGTGCAGGAAACGGCATTTTCTGTGAAGAGAATTTTGAGGGATATTTTTTCGTTGACCAATCTATCAAGGCAGATTTCTGTGTTCGCGTACGTGGTGATAGTATGATTGATGCTTGCATCTCTGATAATGACATCGCTTTTATAAAAAAGACTTATGATTACAAAAATAACTCAGTATACGCTGTGCTACTAAACTCTGAATGTGAAGCTACTCTAAAGAAAGTATTTTGGCAAGGAGATACAATTTTGTTGAGTCCATGTAACTCAGAATTTGAGCCAATGATTGTTGACGCTTCAGAGGTGACAATCTTGGGTGAATGCGTTGGCGTATTCCACAACATGAAATAAGTACATAAATTTTGTTATTCGTTTGGCAATCAAATCAGATTGCTTTATGCAATAAACTTTAGATGTATATGTTTTTATTAAGAAAGAAAGGAAGTAAATAAAATGAAAACATGGAAATTAGTATCAGGTATTTTGTCAATTATCCTAAGTGTCTTTGTTACTTTTCAGTCTGGTATGGCAGGACTTGGTAACGCTTTGGCTGATAACAACGAAGTGAGCGGTTCTGCAGGACTTTTAGTTGCAATATTAATGCTCGCTGGAGGAATCGTTTCTATTGTGGTTAGAAATAAGGTTGGAAAAGGCGGCAATATTGCACTTATTGTGATCTTCGGTTTAGCTGCCGTGATGGGGCTAACAAATGCAGGAAGCTATACTGATTTAATTATTTGGTCTATTTGGTGCTTAATTTGTGCAGCGCTCGCTTTAGTTTCAATTTTAAAAAATCGTAAAAACAACTGATAAAAATGTTGTTTGCGAAAGCTTTTTAATTTGAAAGGGATTAGTATGAGTGATAAATATAGAAAGTCTTTTACGTTTGAAGGTAAGCGATATTTTGTTAGAGGAAAATCAGAGACTGATGCAATTATCAAAATGGCCAATAAGATACGAGACCTTGAAGAAGGTCGTGTAATGCTATGTGGTAGTATGCATGTAAAAGATTGGTACAACGAGTATGTAAAAACTTATAGAGTTGGATGCAAAGATATAACTCAAAAAAATTATGATTGCAAAATGAAAAAGCATGTTTTGAGCATAATTGGAGATTTACCACTCAAAGCAGTCAAGCCTCTTCACTGTCAAAAAGTTTTGAATTCACTCGAAGGTTACTCTGCTGATTCAATCAATAAAGTTTATCAAGGCATGTGTGCCCTTTTCCGTAGTGCCGTGGACAACAAGCTTATAATTGATAATCCATGCACAGGGTTGGTAAAGCCTTCAGGAACCAGGAGCAAAAGAAGAGCTATAACAGATTTTGAAAGAAAATACATTCTTGAAGTTGCTGACACCAACCCAAGATTTTTATTTTATCTTTTTATGCTTTTCTGCGGGTGCCGCCCATCTGAAGCAGCTGCGATTCGTGGAATGGATATTGATAGAGATAAAAAGCTAGTAAAAATTATCGCAACTAAAACAGGCAATAAGGAAAGGCTTGTGCCTATTCCTGATTATCTCTACGATAGGATTCCATCTAATTTAAATCCTTTTACAACAATCTGTACAAATACAGTAGGTAAAAAATTAGATGAAAGCGGAAGGCAGCATTTATGGAATGCATTTAAAAGAGAATTGAATTTGGCGGCTGGTTGTAAGATGCATAGAAATCAACTTGTTCCACCTTATCCTATTGCCGAGGATCTTGTGCCTTATTGCCTGCGTCATACATTCTGTACCGACTTACAAAAGGCAGGTGTAGACATAAGAGTTGCTCAATATTTAATGGGGCATGCATCAATTACGATGACAGCAGATATTTACACCCACATTGATGAAGAAACCATTGCAGATACAGCAACTAAAATGAACACACCTGTGCCATCAGCCGTGCCAAAATCGATGTAAGCATTGCAATCACTCAACCTTTTCAGCCCTCTCACGGCTGAATCAGGGG